CATTTATGAGTACAACAATAACCAGTCGTGGTTTTTTAGATGCCGGCTCATTGGGACGCTTACCGACTAAAGAAGGAGCAACCATTAACTTTGGTGGCGTAAAACGTGAAGCGGTCATGGGCGATTCAGGCGTTCTTGGATTTAGTGAAGAGTTCGAAGGTGCGCCTTTTATCAAGGCAACCATTGCGCATGCTAAAACCACCGATGAAACCAACATTAAAAACTTCACAGGTGAAAACATCACACTCAATACCAACAGTGGAAAAAGCTACACCTTGATGGATGCATGGGTGAGTGAATCGTTAGAGCTTAATATCAAAGATGGCCAACTTGAAGTGCTGTTTTTGGGTACGGAATTAATCCCACAATAAGTGAAAAGGGGTTGGAATGTTAACGTTATTATTAAAGCGACAAGCCAAAGCAAGAAAAGCGCAAGCGATGAAAGTTGAGCAAGAGAGTGCGCTTAATATTCCTGCGATGGTTGCAACCGGTTCTCGTGATGTACTTGAGCATAAATCATGGGATGAAATGCAACACATCTTAAAAACCGATTTGAAATACTCACGAACCTTAGCTGGCTCACAAGAAAAAATACCATATAAAAAAGAGCTTGTTAAAAAATACACCCCATTGGTGAGTAAGCTGCTTAAGTCACATGAGAGTCTTGATGGATTGGATGTGGTTTGGTGGTTCTATCAATGGCAAGTGGATTGCGGTTTATTGCTATCGGTTCATGATGCATTTAAACAGGCGATATTTAAAGGACTCACTACGCCTTTAAGTTGGAACTCAAATGGTCAAACGGCATTTTTAGATGTGGTGTTTAAATACTCGCATGAAGCTCATAAAACCAAGCAATCATTTAATGCTCAGTTTTTACGTGATGCTGTCACAGATTTGATTGAAGGACGATTGGCCACCAATGCCCCATTGAAGGTGAAAATGTTTCGTCTTGCCGGTGATTTATTGTTGGAAGCAGGCAATAACAAAGAGGCGTTGGCCTTGTTTGAAATGGTCATGAAAATCGACCCTAAAAAAGGCGGCCGTAAAACCAAATTGAAAGAATTAAGAGAAGAGTTCGGTTATGAATAAACAACTGTTCAAAGTGAAATTAGCCATACCCATGGAAGTGGATGGAAAAGAAGTGGCAGAGTTAGAGCTTCGCAAACCAACGGCAGGGGATTTACGCGGTTTGAATTTGGTTCAAGTGTGTGAAATGCACTTTGATGCGGCCACCGTGTTACTTCCTCGCATTTCTAAACTCAATGAGCGTGACATCTTGAATATGGAGAGTGAAAACTTTGCGCCCATCATGACGGAAATTGCCTCTTTTTTCGTGGATACGAAACACTAATTGAGCGAGTAGAAACCTATTATGCAGACCTCGCTATAGTGTTTCATTGGCAACCCAGTGAAATCGATGAACTCAGTCTTGATGATTTACTTTTATTTCGAGAAGAGGCGCGAGTTCGAACCGAGAAAGAGAGCCCTTAGCTCTCTTTTTTTATACCCAAAGAAAGGGATTGTTTATGAAAATGAATTTGTCAGTCGTCATGGACATGGTGAACAAAACCACCAAGCCATTAAAAGAGATGAGCAGCGATTCAGATCATTACGCTAAGAAAATAAAAAGTATTCAAGAGGCACAAAAAGACGATTCAAGCGCCATGGCGATGATCGCCTCTTATCAAAAAATTCAAAAAGAGTTGGATAAGAACGCGCTTGAAAGTGAAGAAGCCACTGAGAAATTAAATAAACTCCAAGCACAAATGGCGAGCACAAAAGAGCCAAGTGCCGCATTGACGAATCGGTTGGCAAAACAAACCGAGAAAGTAGCCACGCTCTCGGCGAAACAAAATAAATACGAAGAGACACTTAAAAGTACAAGCAAGCAGATGCAAAAAGCAGGGGTGAACGTTAATAAACTGGATAAAGAGTTTGAGCGTTTATCGAAAAGCCAAATGCGCCATGCAAAGCGTGTGGATGAGGTGAGCAAAAAATACAAGCGATTGAAAACCGCTATGGCACCGATCCAAAAACTCAGTAAAGCCATCAAGCTGCCAAATCTTCGCACCGCAGCGGTTGGCAAAGGGGCGGCGTTATTTGGTGGTTTGAGCATGGGCGGACTATTTAATGAGATAAACAGTACTGCCTCTGAAATGGATAAGCTGGCCAAAACCTCAAACACCTTGAATCTACCGATTTCAGAGTTGCAAGCCATGCAATCACAAGCAGAGCACGCAGGGGTGAGCTCTGATACCTTGAGCGCTTCCATGGTGCGATTTACAAAACGCCTTGGTGTGTTGCAAGAAACAGGTCGAGGTGCAATGGGTTCATTTTTGAAAAATGGGAAAAGTCCGTTGTATCGAGATCTGCAAAGTGCCGAAGATACTCAAGATGCATACGACAAATTACTGGTGTCATTTTCAAAACTAAAAACCACTCAAGAGCAAATGGCGTTTGCGGATGCGGCCTTTGGTCAAGATGGTCGTAAAATGCTAATCATGCTTCGTGAAGGGACTGAAGGATTAGGCGCGGCACGAAAAGAGCTTAATGCACTGGGCGGTGGAGCGAAAGCTGATGATGCTGCCAAGGCTGAAGCGTATAACGATGCTTTGCAAAAAGTGCAAGAGAGTATTCGCTCTATCAAGTTCGCCGCCCTTGCACCAGTGATGCAGAGAATTACCGAAGCATTTACCGCGTTCTCGACTAAGTTTAAGAACGCCAAATGGCGTACAGACTTAATTGAGAAAATCATTAAAACGGTTAATGGTCTTTATGAGAGTTTTAAGTTTTTAGGCAATATTATTTTGTTCACCTCTCAACACTTCAAAGGGATTATTGCGACGGTGGCCATTTTTAAAGTGGCACTGATTGCATTAAATGCTGTCATCATGGCGAACCCTATTGGGTTAATGGTGGCGGCCATTGGTGCAGCTGCTATCGCCATTACTTATTTGATTGATAAGTTCATTGGTTTTGATGTGATATTAAAGGCGGTAAATCAAGCCATTGGTTGGGTATGGGATGGCATTAAATCCATGATAAACATGCTGCCGGATGCGCTCATTCCTGATGGTTGGAAAGCCTCAGTGGAAGATGCCGGAAAAGAGGTGGATAAACTCAGCACCAAACTGAATAAGATGAAGGATAAGAATGCGAAGCTAGGTATTACAACTACTGAAAGCCAACATCAAACCATTGCAACGTCATACCACAGTCAACCAAAACAAAGCTTATCAGGCAACATTATCCCAATGTCTAAAGCGACACCATTAACCAATCAAACCGTGAAAAGCCAAGCTGAAGTGGCACTTACTATCAAATCAGATAAGCCAGTCACCATCGATAAAGCAAAAAGTGAGAAGGGGACGGATTTAAGTTTGAATGTGGGGAATATGAGTGTGAGTTATTGAGTTTATAGCTTATGTCAATGCTCTACAATTAATTAAATTCCTCAGATGTATCTGATAAAAATAATCTTGCCTTGTAGATTACCTAATGAGAACATTAAAGCTTGATAAAGATGTTTAAGACTTAGAACTAGCTCTTTTTTGTATCGTTTTTCGATAAGTTGTTTGATTTTCAGACAAACAAGTTGAGTTAGGTCTAATTATTATAAAAAACAGGTAATGTTTTATGTCCACAAGTATCAATGAAACAGAAACAGTAATAAAAAAAATAATTCCATATTTATCTAGACGTGGTTATGAAGCTTCAAAGGACTTTGACTATGAAGTTAAAGTCAATATAAAAGATGAAAGCCGCATTGGTTTTATTGACATTCTTGTCAAATACAAGAAAAAACCAGCTTTTTTAATTGAAGCAAAACGCCTTAATAAAACATTAACTCAAAAAGATAGAAAACAAGTATTGGATTATGCAAATAGTCTAACAGAAAGAGTTGGTTTTGTTGTTCTGACAAATGGAACTGAAATTCAGTGTATAAATGTCGCAACTCAAAAAAATATTATGTGGGATGGCATTGCAACAAATTTGATTCCAACTAAAAACCAGTTGGATAAAGTTTTGCCTTTGCTTAAGAAAGATCCAATGGAGTGTCGTATATTTTTGAAAGGAGATAAAGGAATTCCATTTAAGCCTGGACTTCCACTTCGCCAAATTAATCGATTATTTTATAAATGTCATTCAACAATTCGTAAAATTGAGAAGAATGAAGAAAATGCTTTTGCTGATTTCTCCAAGTTACTATTTTTAAAACTATTAGAAGAAAAATATGAGTCAGAAGAAAATTTTGAATTAAAGTACACATATAGATTTCATGAATTAGCTGAAAAGTCAAATGAAGAAGCAGATCAAGTTAAAGATGCTGTTTTGAGAATGATAGAACGAATAGTAGCTGAAACACCTTATGGGGAAGTTTTAAAGGATCCAATTAAGCTTAAAAATCCTAAAACATTTCAATCAATTGTTAGGGATTTATCAAAAGTATCATTTCAAGATTGTTCTTTAGACTCAAAAGGTGCTGCATTTGAATATTTTGTTCGAGCTACACTAAAAGGAAAAAAATTAGGTCAATATTTTACACCTCGTGAATTAGTTCAGGCTATGCTTTATTTGGTTGGTCGAGAAAAAATAACAAACAAAGTTTTATTTGATGGTCAGATGAAGGTATTAGACCCATCTTGTGGGACTGGTGGTTTTTTAGTGTTTTTAATGCAGGATGCAATTAGTCGAATTAAACAAGATGTGGTAAAAAGAAAAATTACTAATGAACAAGCTGAAAAAGCAATTAAAAAACTTAAAGAAAATGTTTTCTTTGGCTCTGATGCAAATGAAGGTGTCGCTTGCTCTGCTAAAATGAATATGATTATTGCTGGAGATGGTCATACTAATATTCAACATGAAGATAGCTTATCTGCAAAGGCAAAAAACTGGGATGTATTAAATCCTAACTGTGACTTGATTTTAACTAATCCTCCGTTTGGTACTTCTGAGAAAGCATCTTTAACTGGGGAAGACTCTTCTCAATATCCAATAAAAACAGTTAAAGGCCAGCTTTTGTTTTTACAAAAGATGGTTAGGTCAACTAAAGCTGGTGGAGAGATATGCACAGTAATCGATGATGGCGTGCTAAATAATGATAATGCTAGTTCATTAAGAGAGTGGTTGTTACAACAATGTAAGATTATATCTGTTGTAAAATTACCTGATGACACTTTTAGACCCAATAAAATAAATGTGAGATCTTCACTTTTATATATGGAAAAAAGAAAAGAACCAGATCTTAATCTTGAAGAAGAATATGATATTACATTTTGTGAATTTTTAAGCTTAGGTTACACAGGCGCTGGAGATAAAATTAGATCATTTGATTTAAATTCTTTTTTACAAGATATAGAAGAAAAAGTTTTAAATACAGAATTAGGTTCTAAAAGAAAAGGTGATTTCTGGCATGCGTTTGATGCCCCTTCTATTAAAGTGAGCACAGATAAAACTTTTAGATTGGATTATAAATATTGGGATGTATCTGTAATTGATGAGATTTCTTCACTGAAAGATAAGGGTATGAAGTCTATTGAAGATATAAATCTTATATCAACTTTAAGAGGGAAGAGTCCATCAGCTGATCACTATGTTGATGAGAGTGAAGGTTATGCATTAGTAGTGAAAGCTGGTAGTAATGTATCTAAATTTGGAGAGTTGATTTATAACCAAACGTCAGATTGGATAGAGAAAGACATATATCAAGAATTTGTAGACTCTGATAGAGGAGCTCTTGAAAAATATGATATTTTACTATCCTCAACAGGAGATGGGACTCTAGGGAAAGCATGTGTTTTTGATGCTAAATTTCCTGCAATAGCAGATGGACATGTTACGATTATTCGTATCGATAGAACACAATTAGATCCTTATTATGTTGCAGATTATTTGAGAGCAGGGTTTGGTAAAGTTCAAATTGAACGTCTTTATACTGGCTCTACAGGATTAATTGAGCTTACTCCAGAGCAGGTAAAATCAATTATTATAGATGACGTTGGAGGTATAGATAATCAAAAGGTGCTTTCTAAAGAATTAAGAAAAAAAGAAAAATCATATATGAATAAGATTGATAAAGCGGACCAGGAATTAATAGTTGCTAGAGGAAATTTTTTTCATGCTTGAGTGCGTCATAGCAAATGATTAACAATCTAGATTCTTAATTAATGTAAAAAGCCCCTAATTAAAGGGGCTTTTTTTGTATAAGAAGTTTAAGGTGTAGTCATTCTTGTGGCAATATTGTTTTTTTGTACCCTTAACTAATTGAAAGTATTAGTTTTTGATGTGTAGTTTATATTAAAGCTTATTACTTTCATTAGGTTATCAAGTCCTTATAAATATAATCAATCCTAGTTGAGCGAGGATCTCTAATATAATGATACTAACATTATTTGGCATTAAATCATGTAAGTTTAGTTTAATAATCTAGCACTTGGCTGGCATGTCTCACAGCGCCACGTGCATTTTTGTTGACCTAAACCTGCTTTTATCCAAGCCATTGTGACGCTAGTAGAAGGATGACAAAAAGCCTCTTTATTACATAAGCTACATGTTTTCCATTGTGACGGTTCTTGCTGCTTTTGAACTTGTGCAATGTGCATTGTAATGCCTCTATTTCTATATTTAATAAAACAGAGTAACTGTATATTTATACAGTTGTTTTGGCAAGGGGTATTTAAGGATAAAATTTATACCAATAGTTATTCAGATAATTGCGGAGGATAATTGATAGGTAGGTATTACAGGCACAAAAAAAGCCAACTCATTTCTGAATTGGCTTTTCGATCTCTTATGAGACAAATAATGGTGGAGGGGGAC